CTGTTCTTAGGCTTGTGCAGCCGTAGAACATATAGGAATAACAGGAATCCGCCAGCGTTGTTGCCGGAAGCGACGGTGCTGTTGTTAGGCTTGTGCAGCCGATGAACATAGAGTTATAGCAGGAACCCGCCAACGTTGTTGCCGGAAGCGACGGTGCTGTTGTTAGGCTTGTGCAGCCGCTGAACATATAGGAATAACAGGAATCCGCCAGCGCCGGGTGCTGTCCTGCTTCTACTGTTTCGTAATCCAACAGACTTTCGATATTACCTGTACAGGAAATACTACTGCCACTGAGCGTCCATTTATTTGGGTCACCACCTGCGATTTTTGTGTTCCCTGTGCCTCCGAAATATAGCGCATAAGTGCCGTCTGCTTCTGTGGCATTTACTTCGTTTCCCGTCCATTCCGCCCATGTCTTGGTATCCGTCGCGTAATACAGTTTTCCGTCCCATCCCGGAGTTGCCACGCTGATTGAAAACGGATTAGGAGATGAGAACGTCAAATAATTTGTGATTTGTTTTCTTTTTTTTCTCGGCAAATTATAAATCATCTGGATACCTCACGAAAAGGCAAGCGGAGTAATCCGAATATACACCGGAATGTCGGCTGTCGGAATCGTGTCGCACTGGAATGTCAGGCTTCCTGCCGCCTGTCCGATGCACCGAATACCCGCTGCGTCATAAGGATTGTTCATACTCTGGTCTACTCCGCGCGGAACAATATCCTGTGCGGTTTCGTCGCCCTTAACATCAGCAACGGATACGGTCTGCTGTTTTGTCGAGTTATCCCAACCTGCAACCGTCAGCGTGATCTTATGTCCTACAGATCGCACCTCTGCAACCTGATTCGGCGTTGCATAATCCGTTCCGGGGGTCAGCTTGTCCTGCTTCTTTGCAAACAGCGCACTGTGCGCGTTCTCCGCCGTATTGTGCGTCTCAATCTGTCCGCTCACATCCGGTGTCGGAATCGCAGCGATCTTCTGATCGGTATACTTCTTTGCATTGGTCAAAGCAGTATCCGCAGCGCTCTTTGCCTCACTCGCCTTTGCGTCCGCATACTGAAACACATCCTGCGCCTTGCCCTTCGGGTCATAAACGCTTGCCAGCATATCGCCCGCGCCCTTGCCGTCTGCGCCCTTCTGCGCGATCAGCAGCCAGTACGCGGTATCGGTCGGCGCGTGTCCGGTCGTCGCAGCCGTGCACACATAAGACGAGCCGTTAAAACTGACCTTGTTGCCGGGTGCATACGCCTTGCCTGCGCTGTACTCCTCCCACACGTTGCGTGCTTTCTCGGCGGTCTGACGGGCGGTTTCCGCAGCGGCGCGGCTCTTTTCTGCACTCACGCGGGCGGTCTCGTTCGTCTGACGGGTGCTTTCCGCATTGGCTCTCGCGGTTTCGGCACTCACGCGCTTTGTCTCGGCTGTTGCTCTCGCGGTCTCCGCATCCGCTCTTTTGCCCTCTGCCGTGGCTCTTGCGCTTTCGGCGCTCACGCGCTTTGTCTCCGCGTCGGTTCTGCCGGTCTCGGCGTTCTGACGAGCAGTTTCCGCAGCAGCTCGCTTGCTTTCTGCCGTGGCTCTTGCCTGTTCTGCCGATACTCTTGCGGTCTCCGCGTCCGCGCGTGCCTTTTCGGCCTTTGCTCTTGCCGTCTCTGCACCCGCGCGGCTCTGTTCTGCGGTCTGACGGGTGCTTTCCGCGCTTTCTCTCTGCTGTTCCGCACTCGCGCGTGCCTTCTCCGCAGATTTTCTTGCGTTCTCGCCGCTTTCGCGCACAGTCTCCGCAGAAGCGCGGTCTGTCTCAGCAGATTTCCGTGCGTTCTCGTTTGCAATGCGGGTATCCTCGGCAGAAACGCGGTCTGCCTCGGCATCCGCTCTGCCTGTCTCGGCAGAAATACGCGCCGCTTCATTCTGTGCACGGACGCTCTCTGCGTTCGCCCTCTGGCTTTCTGCCGTCACGCGGGCAGATTCGGCGTTCACTCTGCCGGTCTCAGCAGAAGCACGGCTTTTCTCTGCCGTGTCGCGCTTGTTCTCCGCATTGGCGCGGGCGGTCTCTGCCTCTGCACGAAGGTTCTCTGCCAGTACGCGTGCCGCCTCTGCCGCCGCTCTTGCGGTCTCTGCGTCCGCACGGTCATTCTCCGCCTGCACTCTCAGATTTTCCGCTGCCACTCGTGCGGTTTCTGCCTGAACGCGCAGCGCTTCCGCGCTCGCCCAGTCCTGTGCTTCATTCTCTACGAGAACCATGTGGTCAATCACTGCGTTTACTGCATTTGCTACGCATTCCCGCACAAGGCGGTCAAACTTCGCCTTATTTTCCTGTGCGTTGCCGGTCAGCGTGTCCGGCAGACTGACGCAGCCGTATTTTGCAATATCCTCTGCTGTGATCTTGTAATCGGAAATAGCCAATGTATCACCTCACACTTGTTCCGATGGTGTAACGCTTGATGATACCAAAAATACCGAACGCCTCATTGAGCGTATCGTTTTTGATAATCAGCTGCATTGTTTTGTACTTCTTTACTTTGCTGTTGAACGGCACAACCTGCGGTGCATCGTTGGAGAAGAACGTAAACCGGGTAAAGTCTATATCTTCCCAGCTGAAAATGTCGATCAGCTGTTCCCGAATCTGCCGTCCGAAATCACGTTCTGTCCGGGCGAATACCTTTACCGAGGAACGCGCATACGGCTTCATCATAACGCCGCTGCCGCGCTTTACCATGGTCTTGTACGTCATAAAGTCGCCGTCATCGTCCGCCTTGGTGTGCCACTCTGCGGAAATTGCCGTACCGCCGGTAATTCTGCCGTCCTCACCGAGCGTGCCGCCGTCAGAATACGCCTGCATGGTGTCAATATCCGTATTCAGCTTGCAGATACGTCCGTCCGATGTGCCGAAATACAGGTTTCCCCTGCTTTCCATCATGCGTACCGCCGGGAAGTTGTTCCAGTAGTAGCACTCGTAAACGTAATCGCCGTAGGACTGCGGCTTGTACGCTACGTTCTGGTTTGTGTCCATAACATAGCAGTGTCCGTTTACCGCCAGCACATAGTAGCCGTTCCACACAACAGCGCAGGCGTTTTCCAGATGATCTTCCTTGGTCAGCGCCGCATCCACATAGTAGGAACGGTTTCTTGCCACCTGCAAAGCTGTAATATTGCTGCTTGTCAGCGCAAACACACCGGTTCGAGAGAGAAATACCGGTTCTTCCGGCAGATACGCAAATGCGTGCTTTGCCACTGCACCGGCACCGGCGGTCGCTCTGCGTACCGGAAACTGTACTGCGCTTGTGTTGTCGTTAATGCTGTATCCTCGGAAATAGATCGTGGTCTCCGAACGGTCATCCGACTTGACGATTGCCTGACTGTCCGAGATTGCCGTATAGCCGACGATTGCCGCGCCGTCCGCACCCACCTTGGTATAGGAAAGATCGGAAAAGTACAGCGGATTGTTGCTCTCACATCGCCAGTCCTTGTCCTGCTCGTCCGGATTGCCCGCAAGGAACACCCTGTCCTGCGACTTGCCGCCGTAGATTGCGGCAATGGTACACTTGGTGATCTTCTCCTTGTAGCCCTCCACCGGCTTCACAAACGTAATGACCACGTTGTCCTTGCCCGTGATCGCCGGTTTCGGCGGTGCGCTTGTAAACTTCACCTGTCCCTTGGTCTTGTCCAGCGTGTACTTGCTGCTCTCCCACACCTTGTCATCTACCTTGACCTCTGCAATGCTTGCAATGTCGGTCGTGTCCAGCTGATACGTCGTTGCCGAGCCGTCCGCGCAGAACCCGTTCTTGCGCTTGTCGCTCAGAAGGTTCACGTCTTCAAAGCTGGTTCCGCCACCCGTCGGCTTGTTGGCAATGGTGGTAGTCGGAACGTAAGCGTCTGCTGTTGCGTCCTTGGCGGTCTCGCCGTCGAACACAAGGTACTCGCCGCCCGTCAGCACATACATTTTGTCGTTCAGCGTAAACGACGTGCCCTGCTTGTTCGTCAGTCCGCTTTTCAGCTCTGTTAAGGCGCTTTCCGTCCACTTGTACAGCCGTGTGCCGCCATGCACAAGGAAGTATTCCTTGCCCTTGATAATGCCACGATACAGGCCGTTTACCGGCTTCTCAACATTCAGCAGCACGCGCCATCCCTTGCGCTTTTCTGGAAAGCCGCCGCTGTCCGAGATCAGGTTTACCGTACCGGAAGCGCCTCGTGCAGAATCAACCTGTGTCGGGTTGCTTGACAAATCCACGCCCTTAAAGCTGGAATACTCGGTCTTGTACTTTTTCGGGGAATCGGGAATCTTGTATGTTGCCATTTACACCCACCCCGTAACCGAGCGCCACGCGCCGCCGCTCGAAGTCTGCTGTCTCCTGCTTGCAAGCATCTGCTTTACGTTCTCGTATTCGTTCAGATACTGCGTCGCCATGGAAATATCATCTTCCTTGAACACTTCCGCCGCGATATACAGCGGAATCGCCCGCTGTGCTTCCTCCGGCAGAGAAAACGTCGTGTCGCCCGGCGTGCTCTCGTCGATGTTCTCCGGGTATGCCTCGTACCAGATCACAAGCGTACCGACGTACTCCGCCGGGACAAACAGCGTGTCCATGCCGTCAAACTGATAGTCGTTCACGCGCATAAACGTGTTGTTTTCTCCGCGAATGGTCAGCCGGTCAGGACAGAACCGCATGAAATCCGGTGCAAGCTCTTTGAGGTGATACAGTCGGTTGCCCTTTGCATCATCGTCCGGCAGCTCCACTTCCACGGATTTGTAAATCGGCATGACCTCGGCAAGGTCCACCATTGCAAACCATGCCGCGTGCGGCATTGCCCGCACATAGTCCGCCACATCAGGTGACGTTAGCGAAACCTCCGTGCCGTAGTTCAGGCGTGAGAAAATCTTGTCCAGCGCTGCTTTCTGGATTTGCTCCCATGTCATAAGCTAACACTCCTTTCAAAAAGGAAAAGGCGGGGTTTCCCCCGCCGCTTGTCCTTACAGCTCGGAAGCGTTTGTGAGAGAATCGCCCACAATGGAGATTGCACGCCAGTCGTTGAAGCCTGCACCGAAACGTGCACGGCCAGACCAGTAGTTCGCATCGGTGTTCTCGTCCACAGAGGAACGAACCGTAAGCGAAACGCGGTCAAGCCACGGCATACACATTGCGTCCTTGTTGTAATCGGAATCGAGCAGCATAAAATACTCCTTGCCGCCGATGGTCTTGGGCAGATAGTTCCATACCAGAACGTTCCACAGGCCGAGCTGGAAGTTGAACGCATTGTTGTTGGTGTTCGGGTCGAGTTCCGAGCCGATAGCCGCAAACAGTTCACGCTTGAGCTTACCGGAGTTCGGGATGATGATGGTATCCGGCTTGATGTTCAGCAGGTTGCCGTCATCGTCGCGGATATCCTGCATCTGCTCCTGTGCCGCGTCCAGAATTTCGGTGTACTTGTCCGTGCCTGCGGTGTACTTGAAGCGGTTGGACTGGTTCTTGTAGCCCTTGGTAGCCGAGCCGTGCGCGTTGGAGAACAGGGAAACGCCGTCTGCGGAGGTGGTGTCGTACTTCTTGCCGCCGAAGGTGATCGAAGTGCCGACGCCGCCTGCGATCATGTCCGCCGCGTACTTCTCGCGGGTACGGTTGTACGAAGCGCCGAACTTGCGTGCACGGGATTCAGCCAGATTGAACTTGCTGTCCTCGATGAGCTCGCGGGTGACCTCAAAGCGGCTCTTCCACGTAGTCGGCTCGATGATCTTGGAGTAGCCCTCCTGTACAGAGGTCAGCGGATACGCGCCGTTCTCGCCTACGTCCTGAAAATCACCCAGCGCAGTTGCAGAGGTGTACTTCTCTGCGTAGTTGGTGGTGGTATCCATATAGAATACCTTGTCGATCATGCTCTGCTCCTGAAAGCTCTCTACGCGGTCTGCGATGATTGCTTTGATGGGAGCCTGCGATTTGCCGAAGAAGGAATCCGCAACGCCGGAACCCTCAGAAAAAGTAATGCCTGCCATAAATTATCTTGTCTCCTCTCTTTTTTAGGCGGCAACCGCTGCCGGATCAACAAACACGCCGGTAACGGTCGAGTTGGTGGTAGCGCCGTCGGTGGTCAGCACCTTGAAAACGCCCTTGGTGGTGGTCGCGGTAACGGTCAGCGCATCAGCTGCCAGAGTGACAGCCGAGCCGACGACGGTCTGTGCAACGGTTGCGGTCGAGGTAGTCTCAAATACGATGTTGTCGTTTACCTCGATAGCCGGGTAATTGCCGTCCTCGCGCTTGGGGCCCATGATAATGTGGGTCGGCTTGACGGAAGCGGTGCCCTTTGCCAGAGCGCCGGAAGTCAGAGTAGCCGCCATGCCGAGGGTCAGACCGTCCGCGCCGGGAAGGTAAACGAACGGGGACACATCAGCCACGCGGCGATATGCGATCTTAAACATGAAAAAATCTCCTTTTACTTGTATTTTTTGAACTTTGCCACAAGCTGTGCGTGGGTAAGATTCGGAAATGCGTGCTTCATCATCTGCATTTCCTGCGGGTCGATTACAACATCGTCACCGCCCGCATTGCCTGCTGTGGTGGTCAGGTGGCTCTTGCCGTTGACATTGTTCATCGCCTGCTGCTTTGCCGCTGCTGCGCGCTTGCCGGTCAGCTGGTCAAAGTTTGCAAGGCGGAACGCGTCAACAAGCGAATAGCCTCGGTTGACGTACTCGTTAAAAACGGGTGCGTTCGGGTGGTTTGCCAGTGCAGCAACGTCGGTAATGGACGGGTCAAGGTGGGAAATCTCCTTGATTGCCTCGTTCATCTGCCGCTCGCCCTCCTCCATCTGCACACGGTCAAGCACTTCCTGCGCCTGTCGGACAGTGGGGTTGTTTGCGATCATCTGATCGAGCATGGACGGGTCAAGCCCTGCCTGCTGCATCTGGTCGCGCTGATATGCCTGCTGATACGCCTGCAAATCAGCCTCAGAGGTGATCGGCTTGTTGGTGTACGGGTCAAGCTGACCCTCGTACATCTGCCGAATGACCTCGTCCTTTGCCGCCTGACGCTCCTGCTGAATGCGCTCGTTAAACTGCGCTTCTGCTCTGCGTCTTGCAGCGGCAAATCGTGCGTTATCTTCCGCACTCTGTACTCCCTCGGGTGCAGCTTCGGCGGTCTGCTGCTCGTTTTCGCCTGTTTCCTCGGGTCCGATGGACGCAGGTTCGGCGGTTTCCTGCTCGTTTACGCCTGCCTCGGTGGTTTCCACTTCGGTTTCCATAATTTCTTCCATTTGGGTGTTCCTTTCCGGATTTTTACGCTGTTCCATGCGATTTTGGGCATAAAAAAACCGCCCTTTCGGACGGTTCCGCTATTCCCTTTTACTTGCCGCTCTTAGAGGAGCGCAGATCGCCGCCGGTCTTAACGGTCGGCTTCTTGGCCTTGGTCTGCTGATACAGCGCCTTGACCTCCATGCTGCCGGAGTTCTTCACCTTACCGGCCAGAGTTGCACACTTTGCCATACTATTTCACCTCCTTTACAATCTGCTTATAGTTTGGGCACTGCGGATTTTTGCAGATAAGCACGAGCTTACCGTCCACAGTGTCGGTCTTGGTGTCGATTTTACATACCGGACATACCAAGACTGCCGCCTCCCTCCTGATAACTCGGCATATCATCCAGATTTACCGCCTGCGTCGGGTCTGCGATCTCGGTCGGCATACTCTGCTGCATCATCGCCTGCTGCTGTGCCATCATCTGCTGTTGCTGTTCCAGCCGTTCGGAAAGCTGCTGTTTAACCTCGCTTGCTAGCGGATAGTGCAATCCCTCCATGATCGTCCAGAACGTCAAGAGGCTCTGCATATCGGACGGGTCGCCAAAGCAGCCGTTTTCGAGGTTCATTCTCGCCTCCTGCCAGAGGTTTTCACGGTTGCCCGCAAGCGGCGCGGTCTGGTCTACCGAGAACAAAAACTCATCGTTCCAGTACGGCTCGCCCGCCTCGTCCACCTTGAGAAAGTCCATCTTGTTAAACGTGCCGTACATCTGCGTGCCGTTGGTATCCTTGTAAACCATCGGCCGCGGCTCGTCCGAGTACGCCAGCAGGAACTTAAACATAACCTCGAACAAATCCGCATAGGCGGCATTCTTCATGACCTTGCGGCTTTCCAGTCGTCCGGCGGTCTGCGCCGCTGCAAACTGCTTTGCCGTACCGGATGTTGCGGTGCTGTCCTTGCGTCCCTGGAACGAATCCGTAATACCAATCAGATTACGCATTGCCGTGTAGGTGCTGTCCTCAAACGCCATATCGCGGGAAATATCCGGCTGCAAGGTGAGCACATCGAGCATTGCCTTTTCTTCCGCGCCCTCGATTTCAAGCACTTTGAAGTTCTCGTCCGTGCGCCGTATCTGCTTGCCTCTCGGCAGGGTGATAACCGAGCCGCCGCCCAGCAGCTTTTGAGAAATGGAGCTGTCGAGCTTGTTAATCAGCATCTGCTGATCCCGCACCATATCCACATCAGACGAGCCGAGCAGCTTGCCGATTACCGACACATTCCGTCGCAGTACCACCGGATATACATCAGGCTTGTAGTACGGAATCATGTCGTTTTCCTCGTGCTGTGTAACGGTAGGCTTGCCCATCTCGTCAAGGCTGATATCCTCTACGATCTTGGTCATCGGAATACCGTTCTCGTCCGTCCGCGCAAAGTCCTTGACGGTTTTCTGTTCGCTGTTCTTGCTGCCGCAGTACGGGCAGGTATCGCCCTGCATATCCGCGCCGCACTTGCTGCACGTCTTGATTCTGCGCGCCTGATAGTCCTCCATGTACTCCAGCAGTACGTCATTGCACCACGCCACGCGCCCAATGCCGCCGTCAGCGTTCCGGAAGTATCCGATATTCTCCGTCACCAGATCATCTACCACGCTTTGCTCAAAGCCGCGTGCGTCCGGCTGCTCCTCATTCTCAGCGGATACGTCCTTGCCGTACTTCTTCTTGATGTACTCCTTGCTCTGTGCGAGCTGAATAAAGAAGTAATCCATCTCCGGGATATTGTAAACGCCCGGCTGTGGGATAAACTGCTTGGGATGCAGCAGCGTAACACTCAGCGCGCCGCGCGTGGTGTGCGTCCGCTTGGTGTTGTCCCATTCCACAAGGAACAAATCGCCGCCGTGCGTCGGTGTCGTTCTCTCGTCCTGATCGTTCAGCCGCTCAAAGGGTAATCTATCCAACTCATTGCGGATATAATCCTCAATCGTCTTTGCAAGCTGTTCGTCCTCCTCGTGTCGCGGCGTGACCTTGGGCGTGGGAATATCGCTCGATACTTCCGCCTCGATGATCTCGGCTACCACGTTCCGCGCCACTACTGCATCTTGCGCTTTCTGGTTCTTGCCGTGCACCTTGTCGATCTTATGCGTTCCCCGATAGATTTCTTCCCGCTCGACCATCAGATTTAGTTCCGGCTGGTACTTGCTTCGCGCCTTGCTTAGCCTGTCCTGCCACTTCTTCAAAATCTGTTCGTCACTCTTGCCCGTTTTATCAAACGGATTTTGCATTATATCACCTCATTTTCAAAACGGATTGCCCCATTTAGATAATAGGTACTCCTGCCCGCTCTTGTCGGCATTGTAGTAATCCTCGTACATATCATCCGTCCACTTGGCCCGCTTGCCTCGTGGCTTGTCCTCGGTGTAGCTCTGCTGTGTGCGTGCATAGTAGGCGATAGCCAGCGCCATAACGCAGTCATCGTGTGCGCCCTGCTCTGCTTCTGCTCTGCCCTTCTCGTTCCTTACAAACGTCAGCATTTCGCCGAGCGTGTCCGCGTCGTTCAGCAGCTCCACGCTCTCGCGCACTACCTCAACCAGACCGGCGATAATAACCGGCCTTGTAACGCTTGTGGTTTTGAAGCCGTAGCTGTCGCGGGGTCTGTGGGTGTAGTTGTCCTCGGTCTGCCGGACGTACTGCCGCGGATACCTGAGCCGTTGTAGCTCCTTGATCGGGTAGCTGCTGTAATTCGCCTCTATCGCAATCAGCGCCTTGTTATAGTAGATACCCAGACAATACATCTGTGCCGCATATACGTCCTCATCAAACTGGTGTCGCAGCGTGCAGACCTGCCGCCCGTTGGTGTTGTCGAGCACCTGCCCAACAAACCAGTCTGAGCCCTCGCCCGAGGTGTCCCCGCCGATCACATACGGCACGCCCTCGCGCCTATCCTGATAGATGGAGATATAGCCGTCGTCAGTGTCCACCCACTTAATAGATCGGTCATCAATCCGCACCTGATTAGATACCGCGTCAAACCGTGTCGAGTATGCAAAGTACCCACGTTTAACCGGCTCCCTCAGCTCTGCCAGTCGCCCGTTTACCTTGGCAGCGTCAAAGATCGTCTTACCGATAACGCCCCACTGCCCGAGACAGTAGACTTGATAATAGTAAGGGTCGCTGTCCTTGTATCCCTCAAGCGTGCGCTTGTAGTCCTCATCAAGCCATGCGTTATCCTTGTAAGTGGTCTTGAGCGTTACCGCCCGCGGGTCCTTGCGGTCAAAAAACCGCTTTTTGAGCCAGTGCAGCACGTTGATCGGGTTAAATGACAAGGTAATCTGTCCGTGTATCCGCTTGCCTCGCAAACGTATGTCGAGCTGGTTAAAATCAGCCTCTGCAATCTCGCTTGCCTCCTCAATCCATATGTCGGTCAGCTCGCCCTTGGGAAATGTAACAGATTTGATCTTCTCGGGGTCATCCAAACCCTTAAAAATACAGGCGTTGCCGGTCAGCCTGCACACAATCCGCAGGTCGGTAACGTCGAACAGACTATGCAAGCCCCAGCCGTTAATGACCTGTTGCAACAGCGCAAACGTACTCGTTCGGTTTGTGTCGCCAACCTTGCGAACTACAAGCACATTGCAAAGCGGCTTGCTCATCATGCGGACAACAAGCCGTTGCGCTGCAAACACAGACTTACCAGAGCCAGCGCCGCCATACAACACAATGTATCGGTGCTCATCATCCCCCAGTAAGGGGAGATAGGCCGCATTAAACGCCCGCTTGGGGATATTAACTTGCACCCGCCGCACCTCCTAATTGTACAAAATGCGTATTTTGCATAATAAGCAACGCCGTCCGTCTCTCCCTCTGGTATTTACCCCGAAAAATCCGGCACTCAGCCCCACAAAAACCCTCAATTTTGCAAGTCCGTAAAACCAATCCTGCAAATCAGGGTAAAAAACAGACCTGCACCACTGCTACGCGGCTGCAAGTCATCAATCTGTATCTGTCATATCGTCATCATCCAGCAGCTTAACCGTGATCGTCTGCGCTCCTACGATTTCCCGACGCTCGATAAATGCGCCAATGCTCCGTGCGCGCAGCTCAGACGCTTTCAGGCGGTCTTTAATGTCTGCCTTATCATTACGCATGGTATCGCTCCAAAACGCGTTAATCTCCGCCATATCCGCCACACGGTCACGATCTAACAGTTCATCGCGGTCTGAAATGTACTGGTTAAGTTTGGTTAAATTTTGCGCTCCAATTACTTTGGCGTTATCAGGCTTGTAACCGGCAAGCCGTGCCGCCTCTGCTGCTGTCTTGCCTTGCTTGTAATAATCAATCCATGCCCGCTGTTTTGCGGTCAGCTTGTCCATAATGTCACCCCTTACTTATATATAGACACAAAAAAGCCGCCCCGGTTACTTGGAGCGGCTTTTGTCTGCCTACAATATGTTACTTGTCCATGTCTGCCGTTATCAGCTTATATACATAGCTGTTCAGGCTCTCGCCCTTGCTGGCTGCATACTCCTTAATGCGTTCGCGTTCCCCCTTGGGTACTACGATATTAAGCCGATCGTATGCTTTCGCGTTATACTTATTACTCGCCCGTGTTCGTGCGTTTGGGTCAACTGCCATGGTATCACCTCCCTGTTATAGTGTACCACAGCCGTTATCATTGCTCAATTATACAATTCTACCAAATATCATTACTCAATTATGTTTACTTTGCCTATTGTTTATCATTGCTCAATGATATATACTGTAATCACAGCAAAGGAAAACACCAAACACCGAAAGGAAGTAATCAATATGTTAACTAACCGAGAAACCAACGCAGCAATCAAGCGCGAACTGAAAGCCGCAGGCTACAACACCAAGTCCTTCAAGGTATCCGTTAAGGATTGCGGATACAGCACCAGCGCACACGTTACGATCAAGGACCCGACCGTAAAGCGCAGCGACATTGAAAAGCTGCTTGCTCACTGGGACGAGATCGACCGCGACGAGCGCACCGGCGAAATCCTCGCAGGCGGCAACTTTTATATGTTCGTCGATTACGAGTACGGCCTATTTGATGAGGTATCCGCCAAGTATATCGACGAGGCGGAAAAGGTGCTCAGAAGCGCCGAGGACATCGTAACGGTTCGCCCCGGTCTCCTGTACTATGACTACCGCCTGCACGACAACAAAAGCCGTTGCACCTCCATTGGCGGAGCGAAAGAACTTGCTAAGTACATTTACCTGTATCAGCAGTTCGGCACGATTGGCGCTTAAACGGTTCTCGCGGGTTCACCCTTAAAGCCCGCACCCACAATAATTTTAATTTGGAGGTACACACCATGAAAACCAATTACCCAATCCTCACCAAGCAGAACGCAGTCATCGGCAACAAGTACGCATCCGCAGGCGATGGTTATATCACCCTTAATCGTATCTACCGCATCACCGAGCAGCAAGCCGCCGAAAACTGGCTTTCCTGTCTCGATCGTTACGAGGCCGTCACCAACAAAGGCGATACTCTCAACGCCGCATTTCCTGATAGCGACCTATTCGACTTTAACCGCTGGAACTAACCAACCACCCGCCCCGGAGGTCACGAGGGCAGAAAGGAAAACCATCGTGACTAAGCTAATCGCCATTATCGCCGCCCTGCTGCAGATCGTACCGGCCACCCGCACCATATCCGGCGAGGTGTACCGCATCGACTACCCGACCGACACGCAGGACGCGCCCATTGTTACCATCGTCACCGAGGACGGCAACGAGTGGATCACAGATGACTACATCGCACCGCGTCACACGCCACTGCAGATCACATTCAGCACCAACAGCACCGAGGACGTAACCGATGACGAGATCATCTCCATCGCATCCACTTGGACGCGTTAAGCATGGGAGCCTCACCGCTCCCTCTCGTTCTCCCGCCCGGCTCACGCACCCGCGGCGGAACATATTGACACTACCCCGCACATCGGGGTACAATTATCACAACAGCGCAAAACCTAAAGTCCTGCATATCGGACTTACAACGTGATACACTATTCACAACAAACAAGGAGGAAAAAATATCATGGCAGATTTAAGAGTTTGGGACAACGCAGGCAACATGATTCCTAACAAAACCGTACAGGATTGGATTGATTTTTACAAGGCGCAGGGCTACAGCGGCAACTTTTTCATCAATAAAAAGTGCTATGATTTCTTCACTCTTTCCGTCCGCACCCCCTACGATGTGGACAAATCCAAAGTTGTAACCAAAATCGACAACGGTTACTACGGCACGCCGGGCATTATCACCGAGTAAAGGAGGCAGCAAAATGAAAATTCAAGTAGTGAAAGACTACACGACGAATTTTGATGGCGATGTTTATACCATCGACCTCAGCCGCAAATTTGAGGGATTCGAACCCGGAGATTTGATCTGTTATGCTTGTCCGTTCTCGCCTGCTATGCCGCTGCAGCTCGAACTTGCAATTCGTGCAGACGGTTCTTTGATCTTCCGAAGCTGGAAATTTATCGAGGGCGAAGGAAACCATTACCTTCACACGCGCGAGCTTTCCGAGGCCGACTGCAAAGGCATCCAAACGCCATTCATTCCAACCGAAGCGCAGACCGATACCGTGAACGGCCTGTTCTCAGGCCGCATCAAGTTTGAAGGTCTAAAACTTGCGGTAGGCTCTACTCTCCAGCGCATTTGCCCTATCGACTTGCAGCGCGAAGAAAAGCTGACCGGCGAAAATATTTATCTTGCCTGATTGTAAATACCATGACAAACCCCGCTCACCAAAGCCATAAGGTGAGCGGGGTTTCCCATATTTACGACTGTTTCGGTTTCGCAGGACTTGCACCTGCTTTCAGCTCTATGCAAATCGGTATACCTCCACAGGGAGGTATGAACGCTTTCGTTGCGCCTGAACGCCGGGCTTTTACCGGTGATCTCTCAGCTGTCCAAAACGGTTTGTATGAAATCAAGAGAGGTATTACCTCACTTTCGCAAGTTTACTTGTGTTCCCGTCCTGATGATTAGGTTGTTTATTGCAAGAGATAAACAGACTGGTGCTCTTTCGTGGCGTGTACTTAGCCACCCGAAAGCGCCGTATCGGCTTTGTAACTTTGTTAGCAAACTGGTGTTTTGCTCTCGGCTCACTAAGTCCGTGTGAGTGCTTATCCAGTAGCACTCTCCCTCTCATTATGGGCTGTTCGGCGTTGCTCTCCGTCGTGTCGCAGTTGCTATCGGTCTGTAATCCGGCTGATTCCCTCGTAAGGTTACAGCGGGGAGCGACCCCAGTCGCGGCGTGCCTGCAAGCACCCGCTGAACTCTGCAAAGCCGTTGCAGCAGCTCCGCATACGTTCGGAAACAGATTGTCCGTCTTTCCGGACCGCCAGAATATTATCGTCCTCATTGGAGGCGTTGTGCTCCCTCCACCTCATGCAGTTTCGGGAGCAGATCGCCTTGCACGTCGTCCGTCATGCAAGGCTTGCCAAAAGTCCGCCATGTTGCCCTTGGCTAAAAAGATTCCATACATTACCCGTCCGGCCTCACGCAGCCATCCGAGCATGTTTGCGGTGACTGTTGCCCGCAGACACCGCAACCCATTCTCATTGTAGCGTAAATGTTATTACTCCGTCACCCTCATGCAGGCTTTGGAGCATATCGGCGTGCCGCGCAAAAGACACGCCGAAAGAATAGAAAGGATAATCAATGCCTTCGTTCCGCGAAAGGCGTTTTGCTCCTCAGCCCTCATGCAGACTTTGGAGCAGGTCAGCGGCAGGTCTCCCCACCGCTTTAAGTAGGTATTTGGGGTTAAACAGAAAGGCTTGTCACCCGTCAGCCCTCACGCAGGCTTTCGGGCGTGTACCCGCCTTTCGGCGGGCTGAAAGTGGAGGAACGAAACTCCGTGATTCCGCCCTTTAGGGCTTTTATCACGATATCATTATACCACCATTCTTTGTAGTATTGTGTAGTCCGTTTTCCACAGCTTTATGCACAACCTGTGCGTATATGTTCTACTGCCCGCAATGCCCGTGCGTGCATCTTTCCGCGAACGTGCACTTCGTTGTAATTCATTCTCTCGGCGGTTTCTCTCCACGTCCGACCGTTTACATAGTGCTCGATCAGCAGCGCCCGCAGCGCCGCATCCTGCACCTTAGCCGTTGTGCTGATAATCTCGGCCTTAATCAGCGCAAGTCGTTCCTGTTCTTTCTGTATCTTTTCGGATAGGGCAAGATATGCATCCGCCTTGTTTGCGGTCACGTCACCGCCGCCACCCGGCGTGTCCTTGATCGTCGCCGTTGCGCTTGTCGCCCGCGTCCACGCCCTTACTCGTGCTTCTTCCAGCGCAGAGATTGACTTTTCAAGGTCAATCCCTCGTCTGAGCCATTCTTTAGTCGTCGTGTGCCACTACCTCCTCCATACCGTGCTGTGTATATCGCCTGCGGCGGCTGATTCTCGCCGCCTTGCGGACGCAACCCACCCCCGGTTCACATCCGCGCGATTTCCCTGTGTCAATCAAATAATGACACGCCCACAACTTATGCCCTTGGCTTGTCCCCAGTACCCGCCAGTGAGCACAGCCGGTGCATTCGCTTTTCTTTTTCATGCTAATGCTATTCCATTCTCCCGCAGTTCTTCAATCAGATCGTCGATTTTAACGTATTTTCGGGCGATACTGTCTGCGAGGTAGTTTGTTTCGTCCCATATCCGCCGTAATCGGTCATAGTCGTACCCTTCTTTATCCCGTAGAACGCTAAACATAATTGCCCATGTAGACGCAACCGCCGTGTTCGTTGCGTCGCGTTTGGCTTTTTCTATGTCACCCTGCGTCGCCGGTATTCGGTATGGGTTGACTTTCTTTTTCTTCGCCATTTCCGTACCTCCAGTTTTCATACCGCCGCATCTCGTCCAGATACTGCTGCATCTCCGCGCTGTACCGCTTCACTTCTCGTACTCGGCTACGTTCTGGTTAATGACAACACTGCGCTTTTCTTTCTCAGCAATCCCCGCAAGCAGCCGGTTCACCTCGTCCTGCACCATGCTGTCCACGGCTGCAAGCGCCCTCGGTTCCGGCTGCATTTTCGGATTGAGGAACCGCATGAGCCTGTAATGCACGCGCAGCACATATTCACACATCGCGTAAAACAACTTCATAGTCTCCGCGTCCTCTGCCGGCACACCGTAGCTATAAACATACTTGCACGCGATCTCGATAGCCTCAGCCGTTGACAGACTGTCGCGTGCGCTGATCCTGTACACTTCTTCCTTCATTCGTCCCCCGCCTCCCACGGCTCGTATATGCCCATCTCGTGCAGTCTGCGCGCCCACTCCAGTTCCTCGCTCAGGCTTTTGATCATGTTCCAACACATACGCATGCAGTCGAGCAGTTCCTCTTCCTGTGTCATCCCCTTCCCGGGCCTCAGCACAAGTTCAGTCCCCGTCTGCATGTTGGTGCTTAAAACGTTCATTCGTCCTCCTCCTCCTCTTCGAGCATATCGCGGTACTTCTGCGCCATCGCGGCCACCTGTACCGCCTCGCAGGCCAGCATTTCCGCCGCAACGCGCATTTCCTTTACCAGTCCGTCCGCGTATCCGCGGTTGCCCTTCACGCACTCCCACAGCAAACCGTCCTGCCGCGTCAGCAGCTCGAACACCTCGCGGCACTCGTCGAGCTCCTCGTGCATCACCGCCCACGCCTCATGCTCCGAGGCAAAAGCCGGAAACTGCTCGTTTGCGCTTGCAAGCTCCTTTCCCACGAGCTTTTCAACATCTTCACTTACTGCGTTCATCGTTTTCCTCCTTCAAACACAAATCATCGGCGGGTGCGGAATCTCCGTATCTACCGGTTTCCACAGGTGCAGGCAGTACGGATGGTTATTGATGTACTCCGACTTAGGCGGGTGTAATTGCATAACGCGCTCGTCCTCGCCGAAAAACATGTCCTTAATCGCACACATCTCGTCCCACGTCGGGCAGCACTTGCGCTGTGCCGAGCCGGGCGAAACGCTGACGTGCTCCCATCCCATTCCATTGCTTGCGATCACCCGGAACGACTTGCCGCCGACATACACCTTGAAAACACCGTTTCCGCTGTCGCCGGTGCAGCCATAAAGCTCGCGTTCTCTGTCTTTCAGCCGGAACTTGTCCAGCTTGTGCAGGTCAATCATTCTGTCCACCTCCATAATGTTCTACAATATACTGGTTCGCCGTGGTTTCCGGCGCGGTTTTGCATACGTTTCTAAAGGCGATCGCACCGAAAACCACTAAAAGCACAGAGAGCATAACCAGTGCAGCGCTAATGTTATCAGAGCCTATAAATCTGGCTATAAGCACTGCAAGTCCACAAACAACCGCTAACGCGCTCAAAGCAAGTACCGTCGCTTGTGCTGTATCCATCTGGGCGGCGATTTCAGCAATGGTCATTCTTCCAGCCCCCAACGCATCGGTCTGCCACACCACGGGCAAAAACTTACCAAACCAGCCCATCTGCCGTTGATAGGCTTTTCGCACCTGGAGCACCAGCCTACCAAATCATCACCGTATTCCTCCATTTGCGATTTGGTAGCCGGTTCCATAGTAGCCTCTCCGTCGCGCAGCATTCCATATTCGGCGCGGGCTTTGTTGTATCCAACTTCCCAACCGGCGTTCCACACACTTTCCGCATTGCGCTTGCTTTCTCGCAATACAAACTCTTCTATTTTTCTATTCATCGCCCGTAACCTCCATCTCTCGAATCAGCCGGTTCAGATACCATCGCGGTTTCTTTCTGAACTTCATTCCGTTACTCCCTCACATTCCGCCCCGCAAGCCGCATAGCCTGCAAGATCAATCCAACTGTCAGTCTTTCCGCCGCCTGCTGCAATGCGTGCAATCTTGAGCAGCGCCATCATCATGGCAACGTCGTTCGCGTCGATATACACACCGCCCGCCTCATCCACGCACGCGCGCCTGAGGTATGTTTCCCAAAGTTCCGCGATCGTCTCAAAATTATCCTCCGGCGTGCCGTAGTCCTGCTCGCGCTGTCCGCATACACACTTCTCCGCTGCGTGCAGGATGTCCGCACGGGTCAGCTTGCGCTTTGCGTCCTCGCTGTTTTCCTCGACTACCTCGCGGATGTCGTGGGTGTCGTCCTCGATTGCCTCATAACCCATTAAAATGGCGGTTTGCTCGGGGTTCCGGTATTTCCATGTAGCACAACCGCTGTATCTGTCGTACAACTTGCACTCAAGGCAATCTGTGTTTTCGCAGTGCTCATGTACCGCATCTACAGCGTTGTACACCTTCCCGTCTTTCTTAATAAACTTCATTGTTTTCCTCCTGTGTCATTCTCTCAACGGCTTTCTTCACGCCTGCCATAATCAAACACCACTCACCCACCGTTAAATACGCAGCTATATCGCGCACCGCTGTAACAGCGTCACGCGCCATTTTCGGTTCAATCGGCTTGTCCATGTCGGCTTTGGTGATTTCACGCATTGTCCGCTCTCCTGTTCCATGCTTCAACAGCTTCTTCGTATCTATCCCTGTTGGTAACAGGTGCTATATATTCTGCTCGTGAAATTACACTGTTCTGCCGAAAATAAATTCCGCATTTTTCACAACCGACACGACATTCGATGGTGAAAATAGGCATACTCACCATATACAGATAGTTCGCTTTGCGTTCACAAGAAGTGGATGCCTCTCCCCCGCAGAACGGGCAAGGTTTCAGTTCAGCCATTGTCTACACCTCCGTTCTTTCTCTCGCCGTAGCTGCAAAAATCGTCTTGCTGCATCACCTTCGCGCTTGACGAGCAAAGGGCAACTCCTGATGCAGCCGAAAAACTATTGATATATGCGTACTTACAGTCCTTGCACCGCACCACTGGTACAACATCGGCAGTGAGAACGTCACGTACAGCCCATACCGGATTAAGCCCCTTTAGATACGCTTCTCCGACTGCATCTTCCGCCGCTTCACGCTCAATATATTCAGCCATTTTCGCACCCCTTTCCCAAATGAGTTGCACTTTTCTGCTTCTCAAAGTAAAACTCAATCGGCTTTTCATTCTCGATCACATTCCCGTAAACTACGCCAACCTTATAGATGTAATTTTCGCGCAGCTTTCTCGGAATTTCCGCGATGTAGCGCCGGAATGTTTCCAGCGTATTGGCTCGCTTGTAATGATTGCACATTCGACAGGACGGCATGAGGTTCGAAATATCATCTGTCCCCGCATCTTCAATTCTCCATGCCCTCAACGGGAGAAAATGATCTACTTGCATATCTTTGTATGCAATCTCTCTGCCGCAATAAGCACAGTGCCCGTCGTATTTGCGGTATACTTCTTCGCGGGTTTTCTTACTTATCGCCATCGTTTTTCTCCCATTCCTCCACATAGCACCAACTCTGGGGCGGGCGGCGAAGTGGCAAAGCCCCATTGTTGCAGATACCGTTGTTGTTGCTGTACATGGCGCAGGCCTCACAGTATAGGTCATTAGGGCAAAGCCGCCGGAACTCCGTCAACTTCTGCGGCTGGTCATAAATGCGCAGGCCGACGATATGCCAGCCGTACAGCCACTTGCCGTTAGCATAATTCTGGAAATCTTCCGGGTGAATACACGCACGGTCAAGCTCAAAATCGTTCCAACGCGCGTAGTCCTCATGCCGGAACGAGAAAATCGTATCATCGTCATACTCGTCGATGCGGTCACAGGTAAATTCCCCGATGACTTTGCCGTGCTTTCCCCACGCTCCGAGAGCAACACCGCTCTGCGTGCAGTAGATATAGCACTTAAACGGCGTTTCCAGTTTCGGCTTGGTCTTTCTGACTTCAATGGTCTTTTCACCGCTGGCAATCTTCTCACACCACTTCGGGCGAATGCTTAACATCACAGATTTCATTCTGTTCCTCCCATTCATCGCACGTCTCATCCTCCAACCGGAAATCTGCCCGGTGCTCGCTGTCGCCGTTGCAGCACACTCCGCAAAACAGCTCGTACCACTTGCAATTTCCGCAAGTTAAGGCTAACTTTACCTCCACAAAACGGGCAGGGCTTCAATTTGATTTCGCACATTTTTCATCCCTCCATTTCTTTTCGCAGTGAATCCTTGATGTAGTAGTCAAGCCAAAGCCGCTGGCAGAGCTGTTCCACATCCCGCCCGAACTGCTTCCAGTCGATATTGCTCGGATGGTAGTTCAGTTTCCCGATTTTTACCTTGTCGATAATATCGTGGCATTCCGAAAGCATTTCTATAACCCCATGAGGGTTCAACGCCGGCTCACAGGAAACCCATGTGCTGATACCGCATTGTTTCGCAGAGTAGAGGTCAATCAGCCGATCAGATGGGGCATATGGGCCAATATCGGAGCCATCGTAGGTGATTCCGTACCAGTCATTTTTGTCCAGCAGGTCAAAGTCCCGGCTCCCATCACCCTTTGTGAGAATCTGAACATGGTTCCCGCTCTCTTTGATGACTTTGATGACGGCCCTAGTGGTGGAAGTGTCGTATCCAGTGGGGTACGGGTCACAGACGAAGCAGAGGTGGATAAGCTGTCCCTTGACCTGCTCTTTCTCCAGCTGCCGCTTCAGCGCCTCCACCAGCCCAGGGCGGGGTGCTACGATGGCGTGAAAGGTCTCACGATCCCGGTGCAGCACATTCGGTGCGAAACAGTAGTAGCACCTGTGGGGACAGCCGGTGTAGATATTGACGGCGTAATCGCCGTATTCCTTGGCTTTTCCTTTCGGAATATACAAAGGTTTCATGTTTTTACTCTCCTTCCCGCCCGGAACGCCTTGCATACAATCTGCGATTTCTCGCAGGCAATTAGAACTTTCATCGTCTGCACCTCATTCTTCGGTGCAGCGTTCAAAACTGCTTTCTCAACCATTCACACCACACCTTCCAATCCAATCTGTACCGTTTCCGGCTCTTTCAGCATCTTTTCCACCGCATCGCGGTAAAACTCCTTGCAGATTTCAAATCCGTAACTATCGCGCCCCAGCTCCCGCGCCGCTCTGAGTGTCGAACCGCTTCCGGCGCATGGGTCAATCACCACATCGCCCGGGTCTGTGAAAATCTCAATCAGCTTTTTCAGCAGCTTCACCGGCTTCTGTGTCGGGTGCAGCTTCGGTACTTCTCTGCCGTCCCGCTCCCAGTCGATATGGTCGAATACCATCTTTCCGCTTCCTCGGATAGTTTTCCCGTTCTCGTCATACCGCCTGCCGTTGTTGAACTTCGGCAGCTTGTCCCGGTACAGTACAACCGCAAACTCGGTTGCGCCTACAATCCGCATATTTGCTTTAAGCACCTGTGCCGAATACGGCTTCGTGAAAAACAGCGGATAGCTGTTCTTGAACCCGTACCGTCTGCCGTACTCCATTACCGTCTGCATCTGGTCGAACGCGCAGAATACGATCATCGCCGGTGCAGCGTTGCGTTCCTTTGGCTCTTTCTTCAAAAGCCGGTTGCAGAAGTGCATATATTCGGCAATCTTGAAATAGCCGTCCGTGCGGAAAAAGCTGCTTTTCGCCTTTGCGCTTTCTCCGTTCTTGTTGTCGCCGCCGACATACCACATTGGATTGCTTCCGTATGCGTCCGCACCGATGTTATACGGAATATCCGCAATCACAAGCTGTGCTTTCGGAATTCCGTAACGCTTGTAGTTCTGGAAATTATCGCAGAACAACTCGCATTTAACCTGTTTCACTCCTCGTCCCTCCCTATAATCTCTACTTCAATCCTCGGATTCTTCGCGTCCACATAAAACCAGTCTTCAAATCCCGCGATATTCTTCCATCCGTCGTTACTCAGATACCGCGCTTTAACAAGCGCATCCTGAATAACCTTGCGCCCAAACGCGCAGATATTGTCCTTATCCCGCCGCCGGTCTTTTTCATACCACCTGTAAATCATATACACCGGCTCCTCAAATTCCACGTTTCCGAGCTGTCTTGCCGCGTGCATCACAACGGTTTCGCACTTCTTCTTGAGCTGTGCGCCCAAGTACCGGTTGCGCCGTTCCGCCTCGATCAGCTCATTCAGTCCCGGCAACGGACCTTTAATTACAAACTTCATTTCTCACCTCTGTTGGCTTTCACTCGTGCCGCCCACTCGTTTTCCCAGTCGTTGGCGGCGGGCGCACCGTCAAACATCGGCGTATCTGATTTGGGTTTCTTCGGCTTGTCTTCGATTCTGTCCCAAATGATACCCTTCCAACCTTGCGACATACTCAGCCGGATAACCTCGGCTACTGCCTGTTCTCCGTGCTGCTTTACGCGGTTTTCAATCATCGTGAGAAGGTATCTGAGACCAGTTGGCTCGTATGCATCCCTGCGCTCCTTCTTGTATCTAATCCAATCTTGAACCGCCGAACATACCGGCTCCGAAAATCGTTCCGTCAGGTCGAGTTTCTTATCGGCTTCTTGGGTCTTTGTTTTCGGCTTAGGCTTCGACGGACATTTTGCCGGTGTCGGCATTTCATCGCGCTCGGTGCTTTGGTACTCGTCGTACTTGCTGACCGTGATAACCGTATAATGTCGATTAGTTTCCACCGTGATTTCGCCGGTCTTTTTCAGTTTACCGAGCGCCGTCCGTACCTGTTGCACAGACAGTCCGCTTTCCGCCGAGAGTGCCGCGTAACTTGTCGCAAACGCACCGCGTGGAATCTCTATGCCCTGCCACTCACAATCCTTGTAATTAGCTCTCAGCAGGACATGCAGCCACAGTTTGCAGGTGGGGAGGTCTTTGTACCATCCCCACTCCGTAAGTGCACGGTGCAATTTAATGTGCCCGTTCATCGTCCCTCACCTTGTCTTAAAACGGCAGCTCGTCGAATTCTTCATCCGTTGAGATAAAATCGCTTTCTTCCTGCTTCTGTGGCTTTCCCTCGCTCTTGCCGCCGCAGAAGTCGATGCTTTCGCACTGCACTTCCCACGAGCGACGCTTATTGCCGTTCTTGTCCTGCCAGTCACGGCTTTCCAAACGGCCAGAAACAATGCACATATCGCCCTTGTGGAACCATGTGCTTGCGTGCTCTGCCAGCTTGCTCCACAGGCAGATATCTACAAAATCGCTCTGATACTGTCCGTCCGCGTCCTTGCGGCTTCTCTGTACGGCAAGCGTACCGCCCGCAACCGGCGTGTTGCTCTGCGTGTATCTCAGCTCCAAATCCTTGGTAAGCCGTCCCTGTAAGATGATCTTATTCAGCATAATATTTCCTCCTGTATTTACAGCCTTCCGTAAATCATTAAAATATCTCGCGCCATATCGCGCCCCACTCCACATTTCTTTGCAGTTTCCGTAACGGAAAGTCCTGCGTCATATGCACGCAAAACGCAATCTTTATTCTCCAAAATAAATTGCAGGGATTTATTGATGAGTGTTCGTTGTTTTCTCGCTTTACTGCGTTGCATTCTGCTGCTCTGCGTGAAATGTAAATGGTTTTCTGCTGCCGTCACCCACTCTAAGTTTTCAACGCAGTTATTCCCTTTGTCAAAATCTTTGTGGTTGACTTGTGGCAAGTTGTCTGGATTGGGGATAAATGCTTCTGCGACCAACCTGTGAATATATGCGTGTTTTTCGCGCTTAGTTCTTCCGCATAAAGTAATTTGAACATAACCATTTTCTTTGCGGTGTGGTTTTAGAATTCTCCCCGGTTTGTTATAATTCCAAACTTTACGAGCGTTGCTGCGAACTCTTCCGTAATTGCTTACTTCATAAACTCCCTCGTATCCGGGGATTTCTTTCCATACTTCATCACAAATAGTTTTTTCCGAACTCTGCGATGAATTTTTCTGTGCTCCATCCATTTTCTCTCATCGCCTTTCTTTGCCCATATTGCTTGATTCTCAGCATCGTTTCTGCGTTGTTGTGTGCAGCCTGCAACCCGAAAATATGGCATTCTCTATGGCATAAATACACGACCAGTCCATATTTTTCGGATTTTTTTCGAAACGGCCCTCCAAAAATATGATGTCTGTCTAAATGGTCTACACTACCATTTTTCCCGCACAGCCAGCACGTTCTGTATTCGCTCATACGTCGCGTTCCTCCGGCTTCCATTTACTCAGCCAACCAATCACCGTACTCTCCGGTTCGGTTTCAATACCCTGCTCCTTGCAGTCCTGCACTACCAAGTCAATCAGCCGCCCCATCTGCAACGTGTCGTAAGTGGATGAGCCGTAGTAGCACATCAGCAAACCGCCGTTACAGTCCTGCGTTACCCATCCGAGCCCCTGCTTTTCCCACAGGTTCGCGATCAAATCGCGCTGCTGCTCGTTGGCGTAGGGGACAAGTCGGTAATTGTCCCCTACATCGGGAATGTACGAGCGGTACACCTCGTCGCGCTTCATGCCGAGCACCGCCGCCAGCTTTCCGAGCATCTGCCAGAGATAGGCATTTGCCCGCCCTGAACGCTTGTCATACTTGCGCTTCACCTCCGCGCAGTATAACTTGCCCTCCTTCATCTGCTCGCACTCTACGCGCGCCATAGGCGCGTTCTTGACGTGCAGGCAAAGCCAGTTGCCGAGGTCATCGTGCACTACCTGCGCCCTGTCAAACTCATGCGTCATTCTTCATTTCCTCGATACGGCGCAGTTTTTCGTTCAGCTCAATCAGCGCCTCGTTCATCTTCACAATGTCGCCTGCGTCCTGCTTGTACTGCTCATTCCAAACCTGCTGTGCGATGGTCTTGTCTCCGCTGATCTTCACCAGCAGCTTCTTCACCTCGTTCGCCTTGTCCGTAGCCGCCGCGATCTTGGGTTCTTCCTTGTGCTTCTCGCCGGTGGTCTGCTCGTGGTATGCGTCCGTGTCCGCGTCCTTGGTGTCGTCAATCAGGAATAAGCCGTTCAGCGCATACTTGCGTGCATAGCTGCTTGCCGTGCCGGTGATCTGTGACCCATCCATGCCTTTCTTGTCCGTATCTTCGCGTGCAAACGCTGTATTGTGCACCTGCTCGTGGGTCTCATAGTCCGTAATAGTGGCCGTAGCGCAAATGTAAAAGCGATCTCCAACCTGCTCCACGCTGTCGGACAACACAACCGCACAGCCGTTCTTACTGAGTACCGGCTTCAACGCCTCCAAAATGTCCTCGCAGCTGCGGTACTTGTATTTGCCGAAGCTGTTAAACTGTCCCTTCGGTGCTTTCAGTTCTCGCTGAACTGCCGCTAACTTCTCATACACGCTCATTCTTCATCCTCCTGCTCAAAGTCATAAACCGCCATTCTCAAATCATCGAGAAAGCTCTCGATTTCCTGCGGAAACAAATCCGCGTAATCTTCCAGATACAATCCAATAGCAGTTTCGGCTTCCCGCATATCCTGCAACCGGTTAAGCCGCTCCTGATCTGCCCTCTCCGGCGGCTCTAACGCCCGCTCGGGGCATCCTGTAATTGCATCACGCATTGCGCAGCGCCTCCAATACCTGCTTCTCCGAGGCAAAGGTTACGCGGTTGTCCTTGTCCCACTTATCCCAGTATCCGTTTCTGTAGCGATAGCACTCTTTCTTCTTCAGCTCATCGCCGTTTACCACCTCAAAAAACCACACTTCTGCAGTGCAAGTCAGCGCCGAAATGTTCATCATCACCGGCGTTTCCGGTTTCTTTTTAAGAACCAGATCAAGCAGGCTGTGAAACAGCTTCTTGTCTTTTGCCATTGCATTTTCCTCCATTCGGTGCTATAATCACCGTGTAATGTTTTTGCATGCCGCTGATTGGGTATCCTACCACCCGTCAGCGGCTTTTCTCATTCCCGTTCCGGCATTTCCAGTTCACCAGTGATCGGCGCGAAGCACTGCGGCAACGTGTTGCCGAACTGATCTTTCCAGAGCATAAACCGCCAACCCATCTTGTCAACTGTCCAAGTCTTGAATCCGCACTTTTCAACGTAATCTGCCTGCTCCGCCATCATGGACAGCGTGCATACATCGTCAGGCTGAAAATCCAGCCCGCCCTTCTTGTGCGGTGCAAACCGCATCACTCTCTCGGTATCAAACACCGAGCCGTTAATCTTCACGATCATGTCATTACCTCCACTCTGTCCAGAAACAACCCTCGCCAATTCCGCAAGTACGGCTCATGAGAACCGGCTCGCCGTCCTCGCCCTCGAAGATTTTGTCCTCGAAGGAATACTCCGGCTTGTCCTCGGTGCCGAACCATCCCTCGCCCTCGTAGGTTGTCGGATTGTATCGGGTGTAGTACCAGCCTAAACCCTGCGGGACTTCTCGCTTGTCCCAGTCTGGCAAGCTAAACTGCCGGAAATATTCATGCTTTGTCATTTTCGTTCATCCGTCCTCATGCTGATTGTCTTTGCGCTCTCGCGCATCTGCAAGCCGTACTTCGCGGCGTGCATCGCCTTGCCGATCACTCGACGCTGCATGTCTTTGACTTTCAGCGTCTTGCGTCTTGCTTCCGTCATATCTTGTTTTCTCCCCTCAGCGATAACGACCGCGATATCTCTGCCGGTGATCACAGGCCGCAAGCAGCATACTTGCTCTTGCGCTCACCATGCCGACAGCCAGCAGCGCCAGCATGATAGCGGCTCCGGAAAACAAGTCGATTCTTCCGTTCTCGGTCATACCGCCGGAAATCAGAACTCCCAGAAAGCAAAGTCCTGACAGATAGCCATAACGCTTGTACATTGGTTTCGTCCCCTTCCTCGGTTTCTTGTAACACTCGAACGTAGTGAGAGTGTTATTCTTTTCTTTCTTTCTTAGAAAGTTAAATTAATATATATTCGACCGTAGGGAGAATATATATATACTTCTTTTCTTTCTTTGTTACTTTCTTTCTTATTCCTTGGTTTGTTATCGGTGTGTTATCGGTTTGTTGATTGTGTGTTATCTGTGTGTTGATGGTCTGTTGTTAGAGTGTTATCTAACATTGCCGATGCGGCGCTTTGCAATGTCACTTGCAACGTCTCCCAAATAGTAAACTACCCGTCTCTCGCCGGGCACCCTCGGTGCACCGATAATCTTCTTTGCCGCCCATTTATCCCGAAATCCGTATACTTTAGCCGCCTGTTCAAGCGTTAAAAATACGGTTCCCGGAAAGAGCTGTTCAAGGTCGCTTTTGACCTCCTGCCGCAGCGCTTTGTATGTTCGTTCCTCCAATTTCAGCCCTCCGTTCTGTGTGTTGATTGCCTGTTAGTTGCCTGTTAGCAGCCTGTTAGCTGTGCGCTGGTTTTCCGCTGCAACTCCGTGCCGTGCTTCGCCGTTCGTAGCCCTTGCGCTTACGTGCTCAAATGTTTGCTTTCTTATGCATAAAGTGGTATAATGCAAATGCCCGATATGGGTAATTCGATATAAGGGAGGTCATCACCTTGACCAAACTTTTGAATTACCCCGCACCGTGAGTTTGCACTCGTGCCTGCGTACCCACCACCGCTGGGATAGCGTAAAAATCCTTGTGGTTACGGTAGTCTTGTACGCCTGCAAAACTGTATTTGCGTGGGTATTACTGCTGCTGTCATCAGCACAAGAAATACAATGCGTCACAGAAGCGCTGCTGCCAAGAGCGTCCGAAAGGTGCAACGCATTCGCGGTAAACATTTGACTGTTATAAACTCGACATGGCAGGTCGAGTTTATTTCACCGCAGGAACTCAACTTTAAGTTGAGGCGAAGCACAAAAAAATTTCACCTACCGGAATACCGGTAATCTCAGCAATCTGCTTTGCCTGTGCAACAGTTGCTTCCTCTGGGTCTTTCTCGATTTTGCGGTAAGTATCACGAGAAATGCCCATTTTTTCTGCCATTTCCACCTGTTTAAGCCCAGCTGCGATACGCGCTAACTTTACTGTGTACATCATTTTTTTCTTCACCTCCTCGCTTCTGTGATTATAGTATACTCCACTTTAAGTTGAGTGTCAAGAACTTTAAGTTGATTTTTTTATGTTTTTCTATTGCAATGCTCAGCCTGCAATGATATACTATATTCAAACAAGAGGGGGTGATAAAATGAATGACAATGCAACAATAGCGCAAAACATCAAAGCCCTGCGTGAACACCACAATATATCGCAGGTCGAATTTGCAAAAATGATGGAGGTTACAGATCGAGCGATTTCCGCATGGGAAACCGGAATAAAAGAACCTCGCTTGAAGAACATTAACAAAATCGCAGAGATTTTCAACGTCCCCCCACAAGAGATAATATACGGAAATCTCGAAACCTACTATCAAAACAAAAACTCCCCCACTCCGGCCGCAGCCGAAGCGAGGGAGAACAACCAAGTAACCCGTGAAGATTTACTTGAAGTTTTGCAGAAACTTCACATCATCGAGAGCGGCAGCGCCGCGATCTCGGATGCCGACCTGCAATTCCTCATGCACATTATCGCGGTGATTGATGACTGGTTCAGCAATCGCGGATAGCGTGTCCAAGATGAGGCGGGGATTTGAAAACGAATTGATGTAGTTTAACAGCTTGTCGATATTGTCCATTTGAATTTCCGCCTTTCGTTCTTTGGTTTTAGCATATTACCATTTTGAGGAAAATGCAATCAAAACCGTTCGTCAAATTCCGATATAATAATATCGAACATTTGTTCGATATTCAAGAGGTAAGATTTGTCAAACAAACAACTGTCCCATAAAACGGACAAATAAAGGAGGGTACCAATGGACAGCATGGAACGCACACCAGCAAAGGTTGCGGCCTTGAACATTGTTGCAGTCATTGCAGGTATTATTACAATGATCGTTGTAAATATCATCATGCTGTATATCTGCAATTTTCTGATGAACATTCCGTTTCTGGTGACGATACTTAGTTTTCCATCCACACCGCAGCTTTATATGACCGCGCTCATTGATTTTGCTATAATCGGCTGCGGCTATGCCGTATGTGACAAACTGGCCGTTGCAACCAAAGCCGGGCGAAAACCCGCTGTTTCTTTCGTTGGTCTATACTGCCTGTTTTCTTTCGGCGTTACCGCATACAGTATCATCGCAACACGCGGCTTTTGCGATATTTTCATCGTAAATGTTCTTGCAGCAATCTTTTCTATCAGCATGATTACGCTGGGATTTAAAAAAGAGGAATAAAAAAAATCCCGCCCCGGCGTTGACAGCACCGAAGCGGGAAACGAGGGTAGAAACTTTGGAACGGAATTCTACCCTCTTATTATACGACAAAATAGGAGGTTTTTCAACATGAATAAAAACAAAGATGGATATTATCGTGAATCATTCTCGTTTGCGGGCAAGCGCTACAATGTCCGTGCAAAGACGCAACGCGATTTGTGGAGAAAGGTGGAGGAAAAGAAACGCCGCCTTGAACAGGGTATCGACATTATTAACGAAAATACCACAGTTGATAAGTGGTTTACAGATTATCTGGAGACCTACAAAAAGACCACGGTAGCAAATAGCACATATCGAAACATGGTTGGCATGCAAAAAAATTATATCTCTCCGGTCATCGGGAATATGCGGCTGTGCGATGTTAAGTCAGCGCATTTACAGCGTATTATGAATGAGGTTGCCGGAAAGTCCTTTTCCCTCGCAACCAAACTAATCACATTCATTAGAGCTGCGTTTAAGCAGGCTCGTATAGAGCGCATACTCACATTTGACCCTTCCGAGGGAATCACTATGCCAACAGCAGAAAGAGGTACGCACAGAGCCATTACCGCAGATGAGCGGAAGCATATACTCAACGTCTGCAAAACACATCGCGCCGGTTTTTGGGTTTTGTTTATGCTTTACACTGGTGCGCGTCCGGTTGAAACTCGCAAAGCCAAATGGGAAGATGTGCGTTTGAGCGAAAACAGAATAATCCTGCATTCGGCAAAGACCGACTACGGCGATCGTTCCGTCCCTATCAATCCTGCATTGCGTCCGTATCTCACCGGAGGCACAGGATATATCTTTACTCAGCCGATAACTGGTGCTCCATATAGCATATCTTCCATGTATCACATGTGGCAAACTTTTAAGCGTGCTCTTGATATTGACATGGGTGCAAAGACTTTCCGCAAGACTATTATACCAGAGACATCCAAAGTAGCCGAAGACCTCACTCCATACTGTATGCGTCACACTTTTGCAACCGATTTGCAAACCGCAGGCGTACCTATCAATGTAGCGAAAGAACTCATGGGGCACAAAAGCATCGCTATGACCGCGCGAATTTATACGCACCTCTCTGACGAGGCATTTGCGTCTGCCGCCGCTCGCATTTCGGAATTTCAGCAAGCGCGCGATAGCGGGAAAATCGCGTCTATTAGGTGACACATCAAGTGACACACCCAACACCCCACAAAACCCCTTTCAAACCCATTTAGGAGGCAACCGTCGCAATACCCTTGTTTCGTTTTATACCTTAAATAAATTCGCAAAAACAGAAAATCCTCGCCAAACTCTGAATTTGACGAGGATTTTTATTTGGTTTTAGATACAAGGGTAAAATTATAGCATATTGCAGTTGCTTCAATATGTAATTCTTAAAAATCTCAGCTATATCTAACGATTTATGCATTAAAAATCACAGGTGACACACCAAGTGACACACAAAAGAAAAAAAGGAGGGCTTCACGCCCTCCCTCTTTTTCATCCCCCATACCCCGGAATAACCGTTCTCGGGTCAATGCTCTGTCCGTTCTTACGCACTCTCAGGTGCAGGTGCGGAGCGGTACTGCTGCCGGTGGAGCCGATTACGCCGACCTGCTGACCCGCGCTTACCGTTTCTCCCTGCTTAACCGTAGCCTTTTGCAAGTGACCGTATAGCGAGGTATAGCCGTTGCCATGGTCTACCACAACATAGTTGCCGTAGCCGTTCTCATCGTAGCCAACCTCAGTAACCTTGCCGCCGCCGATACTGTCCGCCGCCTGACCGTCCAGATTGCCGCCCGTGCCGCCAATGTCGATACCGTCATGATTGGTGCTGCTGTAGCCTGTCGAGGTCTTGACCGCGTTTCTGCCGCCGTATCCGCTGGTTACAACCGAGTTGCTTGCCGTAGTCGGATTAACAAATCCCGCGCTGCTGGTTTTCTGCGAAGCCGATGAACGGTTTACATTGATACCGGTGTTCAAACCGCTTTCTTCCGGCAGTTTGCCGCCACTGGTGTAATGTCCGTCGATCTTTTTGTAGCCGAGCGCATGCATAACTGCCGCATACTCATTGTAGTTCGCCGTGTTCTGGCTAACAACCTTTGCAACTGCCGCCAGCTTCGCACCGGATTTGCCCTTTTCATAGGTAACACCGCTTGCCGCAGACTTAATCTGTGCGTACTGCGCTGCGCTAATACCGGCGCTTTCCACTTCTCCGATAGCGGCTTTTTCCTTTGTGCCGCCGTTCTCACGAATCATATCAAACGTATAGTTTGCAGGGTCAGCCTTATGCATCGAATAGAACTTGAACGTGTCCTCGAACGCCTGCCGTTTTTCCCCGGTGTAGCCCTTGGAATCGAGGTAATACGAAAACTCCGTAGCCTCCAACGAAGCGCGTCCATCCTCGATCTCCTCGCCTTCCTTGGTGATAGCCTGCTTCTGAATCATCGCGTCCACATATTCCTCCGCAGTCACCTTGCCGCTGATTTTCTGGTACTTCTCCCACTGGCTGTCAGATGTACCCTTGATAAGCAGCGTGTGATACAGGCCGTTCTTCTCCTGATCGGAAAGCGAGCTGTCAGCCTTGATCGCACTGAACACCTGGTCTCGCGCTTCCCAGCTTTCCATGCTGTCGTTATAGCTATCCTCCATCTCCTTGTAGGCGTAGTACAAACCCGGCTCAATGCCGCTTTCGCTTACAATCTTCGTTGTGCCGTCCAGTTCCTTCTTGTATACCTTGTTTGCCGCAATCGCCTTAGCATACTTGTAAATATCCGCAACCGCTTCGATTCTCTCATCGTTCGACATTTGCTTGTACGCCTCGGATTTTGTCAGCTTGTCGATTGCATCCAGCGAGATTTTACCGCCCTCACTTGTCAGCTTAGAATACTGATCCGCGTTAAGGAACTTCTTCACGCCGTCTGCATCCTTGTAGTATTTCTGCGGCTTGCTTGGCAAAACAGAGTTGTCGCCGGTTGCCTGATACAACTCCTTGAGCGCCTTTTCTGCCTGTGTGCCCTTTGCATCCGCCAGATAGCCCGGCGAGAAGAAGTTGTACGCCGCGCGCGCAAACACGTTGTCCGGTCCGTTCTTCTGTTCTCTGCCCCAAACATCCGTATATGCAGGCTGATACTGCGACAGTCCAGGAATTTTGTTCGCCTGACGCTGCAAAAACTTCTGCACGCTCGACGGAACAGGACTGTTCTTGTCCGCATAGGTGGTTCTGCGCGTGTTGTCCACCGTCCGCGCAACCTGTCCGAACAGCGTCGGCACGAACTGACCGCCAAAGTTGGTTGCAACGTTGCTTGCAATGCCAAACAGCGGATTGCTCTTGTTGTATGCCGCGCTCGAAACCGTCGAGCCAATGCCGGACAGCATCGTCATATTGAGCATCGGGTCAAACATGCGGCTGACCGTTGCCATTGCCTGATTGAACGCGGTTTCCTCGTCGTCGTACTTCTGGTGCAGTGCTTCATACAGTTCGCCGCCCATCGCAAGCGGTACAACAGTTGGAGACGCCCAGTCAATCGTATACGACTTGCCGCCGATGTTGATTGCATACTCCTGCTGGCCCATGCCCGCATCAAAGTTTGCTTCCTTGTCGTCGTCGCTCGAACCTGCCGAGAAAATGCCCTGCGCTGCAAGGAACGCGCCGAGCGCCGCAACGCCCGAACCGGTAAGTCCCTGTCCGATGTGGTCGATCATCTTGGTTGCGTCCATGTTGCCCTTCTTGACCTGCGCCGCATCATAGGTGATTGCTTTCAGCAGTCCGACCGGCGACAGCTCAAACGAGCGCTTTGCAACGTTGATTGGCGTGCGCTTGAACGGCACAAGCGAGCCGATAATAACTTCTGTTGCCTTGTTCTTCTTTTCCAGTCGGCCGAGCGTGTCCGCCAGTGCCGACGCATCCTGAAACGTTGCGATCTTCGCGTCCTGAATCGCGTGCTGCCGCGCCTCGTTCAGCTGCGCTTCCGTCAGGTTGTTCACGTCCCAGCCGCGCGCCGTCAGGAAGTTACCCATGCTGTCAATGTAGGATTTCTTCTTAAAAACCTGATCTTCCGCGTCAAGCGCCCATGTGTTCGCGTCCATCACCTTTTGCAGCGGCTTCGGGAACAGCTTCTGCCGCTGCTTGATTTCGCTCATTTCGGTTTTGTAGGCATTGCCGCTGAGTTCCGCCTCGACGTTTGCATAGTCCGCCTTGGCAAACTGCTTTGCGGCCTTGCTCGTATGCAGCGCACGGGTTCGCTTTTCCTTCGGCAAAAACTTCTGACCTACTGCCGAAACCTTGTGACTGGTATCGAGCGCCGCCGCAGAGGCTACGTTGCCCATAATGTTGCGGATATGTGTTCTCGGATTGCCGAGCATCGCAAAGTAGCGCCATGCGTTCAGCATGTCGCCTGCCGTCTTAGGAATCTGCTGCGCAACGTCATTGTAAATCTTGTCAGTGATTTCTGCACGCGCTTCATCGGTCTCTGCCTGCAAAAACTCTTTCGCTAAGTCCTCATTCAGTTTAAGTCCGTACTGGTCTGCGACTTCCGCTGCCGGAACGCCCTGTTTCTTAGCCGCCTTGTTCGCCTGCTTGTCAAACCGCGACTGATACTCCTGCTGAATCTTCTGTACAGCCTTCTGCAAGTAGTAAAGCTGACCTTCCGGCGTGGTCTTTTTGAGCAGCTTAAACGCATTTACACCGCGTCCGAGTGCCGTACCCTGTACCGCAAGATCACCCGCGAGTTTCATTGCCGTCTGCGTGTCGCCCGCTTCGACCGCCGCCGTGTACATCATCTGACCGAGCGCAATATCATCGTCCGTAACGGCTCTGCGTCCGTCCGTCACTTCCTCCCACTGGTCAAACGCGCCCTGCCATCCCTTCTTCTGAATGGTTTTCGTCGCACCGCTGAGTGTTTTTTTCAGCGACTTCACATCATGTGAAAACAAACCCTCTGCAACATGGTTTTCCAGTGCCGGGATGAGGCTGTCCGGTGTCACGCCGCTTTCCATAATCGTCCTTGCAACATTGCTTACTCTGTCCGTGCCGTTCGTACTCTGCGGCACATCCACCATGCGCGCCGGGTTCATACCCTCCGGAATAGCACCGTAATCATTGACCATCTTGGAATACGGGTCAAAGCCGGTTTCCGCCGCACCCACCGAGCTTTCCGCATTCACTTCCGCTTTTGTCAGCTTGGGGTTAATGTCCGCCTGCTGTGCCGCGCCCTGCGCGTTTTCCTGCATCGGCTGTGTAATTTCCGGCGGTGCAGTCTGAACGCCCGTCTGCACCGTCTCAGCCCCCGCACGGGTCAGCTTCGGCATAATGTCGCTCCGCGCCTGCTGCACATCCGCAAGTGTCGGTGCGCTCTGCGTCTGACCGGCTCTCTGCATCGGGCTCAGGTTGATCGGAGCCGCCGTCGCGCCCTGCATTACCGGGCTGATAATATTCCGGTCGAGCCTTGCGTTGGTGTCCTGAATATTTGCCGTGCGTGCAGGTGTGCCGCGCTGCACCACCAGATTGCCATCTACAATCTGTGCAGAGATAACATTTTCGCCCAGTGCATTTGCTGCCGCCTGAATCTCCAATGCGGTCTGCAAGTCCTGCGCCAGTTCTGCGCTGATAAACTGACCGCCGCCGCGCTGAATATCTGCTTTTACCAGCTGTGCCGCAACCTGCGCCGCCTCGGCTCTGCTCGGTGCCTTTCCGTTCTTCTTGTAGTAGTCGGAGTACCACTTTTCGTTGTTGCTTGCTCTGAAACTGGTTCCGTCTGCGTTCCGCACAACAGACGTACCCTGCGGCGTGTAGTCTCTTACATACTGTTCCGCCGACTGCAATGCCTGATTGTATTCCCCAAACGTAGAATCAACAATTTCATGCGTTAGCTGCTGAATGCTGACACCGGTTTTCTCCTGATTAGCCGCAAGCAGCTTCGCCCACTGCATTTCGGCATCGCTCAAACCGCCGTTCGGATTACCCGCATCATCCACCGCAAACCGTGGAATCGTCTGCGTTTCATCCACCTGTGCCGCGACCTTCGTCAATCCGCTGCGTCCCACTGGCAGATAGCCGGTCGGAAGGGTCTGCGATACCTGTCCGTTCTGGCTTGCATACAATACACTGCCGCTGTCCGGTGCAGACGTGAAATCGCCGCGCAGATTTCCGTACAGTACGTCCGGTGTATCCGCATTGTTAAATGCACGCAGATTGTTCGCAACACCGCCGTTCTCGTTCGCATACAACGTGTTAGCCGTGCGCGTGTTGCCCTCAGGCAGTGCAAGCCGCTGTGCCGTCGGGAGTGCCTGCGACGTGTTCGGGTGCAGTCGATTGTCCATCTGCTCTGCCGCCCGCACATCCGCATTTGCGTCATGAATAGAGGTGGTTGTCTCAGCCGGTGCAGTGCCGTATCTCCGGTTTGCCAGACGTTCCGATACCGCGTTCGCGCCCTGCATAATGCCCGCAAGCGTCATGCCGCCCTTTGCGCTGTCCCAAAGTTCCTGCGCAGTTGCGTTCTTTGCGTTCTTGTCGTAGGTGGCGCGTTTCAGATAGGGATTGATAAGCGTGCTCGCCGCTTCCTCCACGCCCTCACCAAGAACATCAAACGCCTTGTTGAGAATCCTGCTCTTGCTTCCCAGCTTTGCAACGCCCTCGTTCAGTCCGGGAATACCGCCGAACATCTTCTCCGTGCCGACTTCGGTTAAGCCGCTGCCCGCACCGTAAGCAAGCGCCTGATTAAGACTTGCACCGTCGTTCAGCGCTTCACGTGCACCGCTCGCCGCAGAATCGCCAAAGATTGCCGCTAAACTTGCATTCGCAAGAGGTGATTTATCCAGCAGAGAGGAAACCTTGCTTGCCGTACCAGTTGCCGCACCCAGTGCCATGCCCGGCAGCATACGCGCGCCGGAACCGGCAAGCTCCTGTGCTTTTTTCGCCGCGCCGACAGGCTGTGCCCAGTCGTTCACTTTCTGCATAGCGGCATCCGAAAAGCTGGTGTTTACCGTGTTCTTTGCAACATCTTCCCAGAACTGGCCCGCATCCTTCTTGCCTGCCAGTTTCAGCGCGCCGCTCAGTGCGTTTTCAGCCGCAGAGGTGGCATAGCGTGCTCCGTTTTCCACCGCACCCGCTACATTGAGTGCTGCATTTGCAACGCCGCTTCCCCACGCCTTGCCCGCACTTTGCTTGCTGATCGCATCCGCTTCATCGTTCAGCCGCTTGTACAGCTGATACATCGCGTCCGCCTGTTTTTTGTTCGTCGTGCTCATCTTGCTGTACTGGTCATCGCCGTTGATACCGGCAGCCGCCAGTTTCGGATGAGAAATCAGCCACGGCACCGCAGCCAGCTTTTCTCCTGCATTGCGGTTTTTCATGTCCATAGCGATCAGATACGGATACTGCTTCTGCATCCGGTCAATCTCGTTGTTCAGTTCGTCATATCGTGACTGTCTCTGATCCTGCGTCTGATAGTTCTGCCCAAACGCTGCATTTCTTGCCGTCTCAACCACCGGCTTGGAAACATTGGTCTTTCCGCCGCTGGCTTTTGGCAGATACGTCGCGCCGGTATCGCCATTGTACGTCATGCCGAACTTCTTGCGGATACGGTCGTTAGCCGCGTGCAGGCGTGTCTTTTCTGCTGCATCCGACGTGTTGTGCCACGCCATGGAGTTGGCATTCAGCGTGTCAATCGCTTTCTGCCGTTCTGCCTTCTCATTCCACGTCTTTCCGGTGCCGGTTTTCATCTGCGTGTTCGCCGCCATCTGATTTCGTGCATTGATCGTGCGGTTTGCATCTGCCGCTCTGCCAGCCCGTGCGCGTCTATCGTTTGACCGCAGCGGCGTGTACACCTGCTGTGCCGCAGCATAAGGCGTAGCCTTTCTGGTACTGCCGCCGGCAAGGTAACTACTGCCCTGTCTCAGCGTCGTGCTCTGCCGTCTCTCCGCATCCGCCTTGCGGGCTGCGTTTGCGCGGCGGTCTGTGGTGGTATTGGCACCTCCGGTTTTCGAGCCGCCGAATGAGCTGCCCCGCGAACCATTCATCCGCGTTTTGCTTACCGTGCTTCTGGTCGTTCCTGTACTCTGCCGTGTATTTCGGCTTCCGCCCTTAGCGGAGATCGTCTGCTTCGGTGCGTTCTTGTGCGTCGCATTGTACTGCTGAATCAGCGCCTTGTTCTGCTTCTGTTTCGCTTTGATCTTAGCGTTTTTCTTTGCCTGTTCAAGCTGCTCTCTGCGGCCCTTGCTTAATGCCATTGTACGCCTCCATAAAAGAAGGGGCGGTTAAGCCGCCCCCGTATTGTTTAGTAATAATTCGAGTTGTAGGTACCCTGACCGTAAACTGCACCGGTAGGAATGCCGAGCACTGCTGCAATCTGTGCCGTTGCACCGCGATTGCCCATGCCCTCCCAGAGTTTGAGGTAGTAATCACGCATAGCATTCTGCTGATCGTTCTTAAACGACTGGTCATACTGCGACTGCTGCATATCCTGCGCGCGTTTGTTGTACGCGATGTTTGCAAGCGTCTGCTGTGCATCGAGCGTCGAGTTTACGCCGAAATTGCCGGTTGTGTTGCCGTAGTTGTACAGATTACCGATGACGTTCTGCTTTGCCGCCTCCTGCTGTGCAAGAATGCTCTGCCGCTGCTGATACAGGCTGTTTGCAAGGTCTGCCATGCTCTGCGCCGCCTGCGTCGAGTTGCCCGCCAGTGCGCTTGCACGGTTGTTCTCCACGCTCTGGATCGCATTTGCGCGTGCAAGCTCGTTCTGGTTGTATGCCGAGTTATACGCGGCGTTCTGTGCCACCAGTGAGCTTTCCGCAGCGCCCTGACCCGAAATGCCCGCCGCCGCAAGCTGAGAGGGAAGGTCTCTCTGCGCCGTGCGGTAGTTGATGTACGCCTGCCGTGCCGCCTCGTCGTAGCTCTGGTTCAAACTCGGCAGCATCGCGGAATACTGCTGGTTGATCTGGTCTGCCATCCGGTCATAGTACGCCTGCTGCTGCTGTTTGATTTGCTCCTGCCGGTCAAGCTCGGCCTGATACTGCTCCTCAACCTGTTTCATCTGGTTAATGTAGTTCTTGGCGTTCTGTGCTGTCGCGTCGTTGCTGTACTGGTCGAGCTTGCCGCCGTTGAGAAGGATTTTCTCATTGCGGTTGTTCAGCGAATCTTCAACGTCCTGCCACCGTCCGCCGCTTGCAATCTGGCCGCCGATCACCGTAGACCAGTCCGTGTTGTTCAGGCTGTTCTTGCGCTGCTGCTGTTCCGCACTCAGCGGAGCGCTCCATGTGCCGGTTTTGCCGTTGTAGGTGTAGCCGTGTGCCGTGTACAGGCGCTGGTTTTCCTCCTGCAGGCGCTTTCTCGTCGCAGCATCCGCCGTGTGCCACGCATTGGAGTTCGCCTGCGCCTGTTTCAGCCAGTCATCCGACGAACCGCCGGAAGAATTACCGTAAGACGAGCCGCCGGAGGAACCGCCGTAAGACGAACCGCCGCCGGAAGAACCATACGTCCACGTCTGCCCGCCCTTGGTGATCGTGGTGGTGCCGTCGTTGTTCTTCTTCCAGACCGAGCCGTCACCGCCGGTCATGGTCGAGCCTGCCGCCGCACCGCTTACAAAGTTCTTGCCTTTGTCACTGCTGATGTTGTAGCTGCCGCCCGAACCGGAAGCCGTATAACCGCCGGAAGAACTGCTGCTGCCGCGATTCGACGAGCTCGAAGAAGAACTGCTCGCGTTGTTCTTCTTTGTGTTTGCCGCAATGGTGTTCTTAATGCCTGTTCCAAGCGCCTTTCCGATTGCGCCCCACGCACTTTTCGCCATATACTTCTCTCCTTTTCGTAAAATAAAAGCAGGTGTTTCCACCTGCTTTTTGTGTTTAGTTGTGTTTTACAACGTTTTCGTAGTATGCCGCCAGTTTGTCTTCCACGGCATCCTTGTCGCACAGCCAAAACGACTTTGCCATATCCGCGTAAAATTCATCATTGCCTACGCCGTGGCGCTCTGCAACCTCGCTGAGGTCGCTGTACACCGCGTTCATCGCAACCCAGAATTTCACCGGATTGTAGTTTATTCCGCGCCGCTGCATCAATTCCGTGGTCTGATCCAGTGTCCAGTGCGCGCCGGTCGAGCCGTCGGCGTTCTTCATGCCGCGCACCCAGCGTTCCGCCATTTCGCGGTTGAGCTTTGCGCCGCTGCCGCGTGCATAGCCGAGCTGTTTGTCGCTGCCGCGCGTCTTGTCCCCTACATACGAAGTATCCCCCATACGCATAGGTTCATCACGAAACCCAATCGGGCGCATACCCTCGTCATGGTATGTCGGCATATCGTCATACTCGGGATATTCCGCGCTGCTGTGCGGGGCAAATCTGCCGTTGGAATAGCGCGTATAACCGCGCATCTCCGGTTCTCTGCCGCCGTGGAACCGTTCGTCGTAGTAGCTCTGCGGCTCATCATAACCGTAAGGCTCGATATAACGGTTACGCGGCATTTCATAACGCACGCCGTAATGCTCACGGTTTTCCGGATACGCCTTGCGGTTTCTCCATTCATCCGGCGTAAAGTCGCTTCTGCGGTTTCGCTGCATCAGCAGCATCATAGTACCTCTTTTCATGCCGTCACCCCCTTACGTTGTCGGTGCAGTCCCGTTGATGGACCGCAGCGCGTTAGAGTGAGAGCAGCAGGAATTACCGAGCATGCGGAAACTGCCGCCGTTTGCCGAAGTGACCACCCGGCACAGGTACTTGTGACGGGTATCCAGATTAAACACTGTCGCCTGAGCGCCGTTGCATTTCAGCAGCGGATACGTTACCGTTCCGTCCCCGATGGTGATTACCACCGGCGCGCCGATGATCGTTGTTGACGGAATGTTCTGCGCGATTACGATTCCGTAAACGCAGCCGTTCTGGTAGTCCCCCGCCGGAATGTTCACCGTCAGTACACCGCTTGTGTAAGTGACCGCCTGTGAGATACGCAGGTTCGGACACAGTTTTTGTACAGGCTTGCAAGCCATAATCAAAACCTCCTATCAAAGCCGGGGGAATGTCCCCCGGCTGAACGTATCTCTCACATGCCGCAGCAGGTGTTGCAGCCGCAGCCGGAAAACTGGTAAGGTGCCGGAACCGGGAACGCCGGTACCGGAGCCGGACGCAGAGCGTTTACAAGGTAGTTGTTCTGCGCCTCCTGAGAAGCCGTGAACTTCAAGGTCTGGTTCTCGTTCTGGAGTGCCGCGATCTTCTCTGCCTGACGGGTGTTCTCCATTGCATCCAGTCGTGCAATGATACGGTCGGTGTCGTTGTGCGCCGTCTGGATAATGTCGCGTGCGTTGGTAGCGGCATTGTAGTTGGTGTCGCAGAAGCCGCGCTCGATCTGGCGTTGCGTGTCGCAGCAACAGGAAGCCATCTGCGTACCCAGAGCGGTCAGACCCGCGGTCACGCCGTTAAAGCCGTTGTTCATGTTGGCGTTTACGCCGTTGATAAGCTGGGCATTCTGATAGCCGAGCTGGCAAACCGAATTGTCCACGCCGTGGAAGCCGTTAGAAACCGCGCTGCCAAGCGTGTTGAAGCCGGTAAGCATACCGTTGTTCATGGCGTAAAAGCCGTCGCACAGGCCGCTCTGAATGCCGAGAACCGAGCGCGACAGGTCGTTGAAATTGAACTCACTGCACAGGTCACTGCGCGTTACTGCACCCTGATAGCCTGCGCCGTTGCCGCCGTTGTTGCCCCAGCCCCAGCCGTTGCCGCCGAAGATCAGCGCAATAATCAGAAATGCAAAAATCCAGGAACCGTTGCCGCCCCACATACCGTCATTGCCGCCGCCGTTGTTGTCAGAGCCAAGAGCGTAGCCGGTTGCAAAATCGTTATCCATTTGAAAATCTCCTTTTCAGTATATATTTGAACGGAACCGCGCGTATTCCGAACATGACAAATTCACGTCGGATTTTCATCAAGATTCCGTAACTGAAAAGGGAACCGTAAAAAATCGTCTGTTTTTTACAGTTTCGTATTTACTTGATGTTCATGCCGAACTGCTGTGCAAACTGATCGAGGTCGATTCCTCGTTCCTTTGCAATGTTCATTGCCATCTGCCGTAGCGCGTCCGGACTTTTGCCCTGCATGGATTTCATTAAGGTGCTCACCATAGGATTGTTTCCCGTCATCTGGTTCAGCATCGTCATAGGGTTTCCGCCGTTCCGCATCAGCTGCAAAACCTGCATCATCGGGTTATTCATCATGCTTCGACCCTCCTAACTGGTCGCATAAGGTATTGAACCGTGCTTTCAGCTCGTCAAACTCGCCCCTCGCTACATAGTCAGGTTTGGGCGCATCCTGATCCTGCACTCTGCGGTACAAAGCAAAGTCCGCACAGCCGGTTTGCAGGTTTAATTGTTTGGTGTAGATTGCGCCGTGTGCCGTGTCTGGCATGATAGTCAATGCGCCCGTGAAATCGGTCTGTACGGCACGCGCTTCTTCCACGCTTGCGACAGGCCTAACAATGTGCTGCGGCGACTGTACAGGCTGCTGAGCCTGCTGCTGTGGGTACTGCTGCGGCTGATACTGCGGCGTATAACCGCCGTATCCGTAAGGTGCTCCATATGCCATTAGCCCAGCACCTCCGTAACGTGTTCGCTGATGGACTTGCGCGCAGCCTCTTTGTATGCAAGATATTCTTCCAGATACTTCGTGTTGCCTGCTTCGCGGTAGTCCTCTGCAACGCGCCGAGCGCAAACAGGGTCGTAGCCCAGCAACTCAAGACGTTGTTCGTAACTCATAGGCGTTCACTCCTTATACTTTCAGTATAAGGCTTTTCACTGTCCAGAACCTGTCATAAAACTCGCAATATTTTACGTTTGATGCAGTTTAGCTTGCGGTACACGGTGCTTTCGCTCATATGCAGTGTAAGTCCGATCTCAACGATAGAACGCGCCGATGCCCTCATGTCGAACACGGCGCGTTCCTCGTCTGTAAAGTTGCATTCCTGCCGGAGGTATTCCACCTCCGGTCTTGTAAACTCCGTTAATTTCATGCGGTTATCCCCTTGTTATGGTGTCACCGCATATCTTTCCCCTCGTTTTTTCTCTTAGTCGTACAGATGCGCTCTGTCGTTGATAACCAGCAGGCGCAGCAGGTCGGTGCTCAGTGCCAGCTTGCCCTTATCGTCGCCCTGCAAAAAGCCCTTGTTCACCAGCTTCTGCACGGTGTCTTTCGCCCACGCCGGGCATTCGGCAACGCTGTTGTATACTTTCTTTGCGTTTTCCGCTTTGCTGATCTCCTGCTTTGCGATTGCGCGGGTCTGTGCTTCCGTCATATCTTCAACCTCTTTCTCTGTCAGCATGGTTTTGAATTTTTCCCACAGCCTCGGATTTCTCACCCACGGCTCCGGGCAATCCTTGTGCGTCACATCGTAGTGACGGCACACGCGCGATGCCGGTACGTGGTACTTTGCCATCAGCTCACGGGTCAGCTTTGCGGCACGCTTCATTGTAGCTTCTGGGATAACGTACACGCCGTTTCGGATAACGCTGCACATTTCAATTCCAATAGAATTAGCGTTCCGACAGTCGTTGTAGTAACTGCCGCCGCGTTCTCTGCCGCAGTGCCATGCCGTGTCGCCGTCCTTTACGCTCTGCACAACGCTGATCGGGTCTACAAAGTAGTGCGCACTGGCACGCAGTCCGCTTTCTCTTGCAAAAAAATCTGCATTGTTCTGTGCCGTGTCGCCGTTGTTCGCGGTGAAATGCAGAACAATCCAGTGCACGGGAAACTCTCTGCCCTTGCGGTAGTTACTCGGGTTACAGCCCTTAAAAGTGATTTTCACTGTTCATCATCTCCGATTTTGTCCACTGCGTCCTTTGCCGCCGCAAGTGCTTTTTTCAGCCATGCCGGGCACGGTGCGCCGAGCGATACCGCGTTTTCAACGATAGAGCCAAGCTCGGTCAACGTGTACCATACGACCACCAGAGGGCAAAGCAGCACCGTGTATTCAAACGGCAGTGTCACGCCCGGCAGATGGTCTACAATCATTCCAATCAGCAAGTCCGCGCCGCCTGCGACCGCAACGACCACAATAGAGCCGACCTTATGAAAGATGCCGTCCCTTGCCTCCTTGCTCGACCAGCTGCCCTTCTGCATAGCCGCCGCCGTGCCGGTCAGATAGTCCGCCGCCATCGCTGCCACAAACAGCACAACCAGCCAGCCGAACCATCCCCAAAGTGCGGTAAGCACCGCAATGCCCGCCGCAACTGCGGCCTTAAATTCGTTTACATTGTTCATTTTATTCTCCCTTGCGCGTTCTTTCTCTTTACGCGTAATTTGTCCTTTTCCGGTCTTTCGGCCTGTTCAGTTATACAATAGTGTTGCTTGTGTAATATGTGGTGTTGATGCTCGGTGTTCCGGTAAACGTACCGCCAGTTTGCGCAAACATATTGTTCAATGCGCTCGTTGCTGTTACACCATTCCCTGATTTGGGGATGCGATATTCCTTATCGTATTCGTAGCTTTTGGAAATAGCTAATTTGATGCTTGTACAGTAGAAGAACATAAAGTAATAACAACGGGTCGCCAGCGTTGTTGCGGGAAGCGACGGCACAGTGGTTAGACTTCTGCAGCTGCGGAACATATAGGAATAGCAGTAACCCGCCAACGTTGTTGCCGGAAGCGACGGTGCTGTTGTTAGACTTGTGCAGCCGCTGAACATATAGGAATAACAGCTATTCGCCAGCGTTGTTGCCGGAAGTGACGGTGCTGTTCTTAGGCTTGTGCAGCCGTAGAACATAGAGTTATAGCAGTAACCCGCCAGTTTTGTTGCAGGAAGCGACGGCGCTGTTGTTAGACTTGTGCAGTTGTAGAACATAGAGTTATAGCAGTAACCCGCCAGTTTTGTTGCAGGAAGCGACGGCGCTGTTCTTAGGTTTGTGCAGTTGCGGAACATAGAGGAATAACAGCTATTCGCCAGCGTTGTTGCAAGAAGCGACGGTGCTGTTGTTAGACTTGTGCAGCCATAGAACATATAGTTATAACAGTAATCCGCCAGCGTTGTTGCCGGAAGCGACGGTGCTGTTGTTAGACTTGTGCAGTCGCTGAACATATAGGAATAACAGCTATTCGCCAGCGTTGTTGCCGGAAGTGACGGTGCTGTTCTTAGGCTTGTGCAGCCGTAGAACATATAGGAATAACAGGAATCCGCCAGTTTTGTTGCCGGAAGCGACGGTGCTGTTGTTAGACTTGTGCAGTCGCTGAACATATA